TCCCGACCCGCCGTTACGGTTCTCAGGATTCCAGTAGTCCTCGGCCACCTGCGTGGCCACCTGCCCGTGCAAGTAATCCTCAAACGCCTGCGCTTTCTCCGCGTCGCGAAGCTCCGCGTTCGTGTCAGCCTCGGCCTGCGCCTTGGTCTTCGGCCCGATAGGCTTGGCGTAATCGTCGGGCTTGGTGAGGTCAAGCTTGGCCCGGTACTCTTCCTCTTCCTTGGCTTTCTGGGCCTGCTCAGACTCAAGCTGCTTGACAGATTCCTCGTAGGCCTCTTGTGAGGCTTGCTGTTTTGGAGTCAAGCTCATGCGACCGGCGGCACGTTTGCCTGCTGCACTGGGCTTGCCGGTTTTATCAGTGAACATGCTCGGCTGGTGGGGCGTGCGAGTACGCTCGTCCACACCACCCATGGCCTGTTCTTCCTCGGGGATAAAGCTGACTGTCGGCTCGCCTCCAAACATGTCGGGCTGCTCAGGCTTCTGGTCTATCAACATCTCCAACTTGTCGGCAATGCGGTTCATGGCCTGTACTTCTGGCGACTCGGGTGCTCTGGTTACGATATACGCCGCCTTACCTCGCTCCCCTTTCACTGCAGGCTGTTACATTGTACCCTCGCCGCTCCAGTGCTTCGTACACACGTCGGGCTTCGGGTGAAACAGCCGCGCCTGAGTGTACTACTCTACCGGCGGCCAACTGCGCATCAATGAATTTCTTGTATAAAGCTACTCCGAACCCACGGCCTTTCAAGTCGGAGTCTAAGTCCAAAGTCTGATCAATCTGCGTTACACCTGCCTCGTGGTCGACCGTGTACGTTATCCCTCCTATCTTATTTCCTTTGGAGTCTCTCATTTTCAAGGTTATGAGACCTTCTTCATCTGCCTCCAGTTCTTCAAATGTAGCTTGTTCGGGGGACTCTGGCTCGGGTGCTGGCTCGGGTGCTGGCTCGGGTGCTGCCCTAACTTCGCGCCAAACATCTTTACTTATACGCTCATCTGCGGCGACCCACAGTTGCTCCCCGGCAAAAGTCGTTTTCAAGATGCCTAACTGAAGCCACGTACCCTGAAGCTGCTTTCTTGGCCGCCTCTTCAGAAAAACCAAGAACTTTTACCAACCTGTTCTTCATGGCCAACGCGCCCTTAGGCAGCTTACCAAGAGATTGTACCTGTTGGTCAAATTCCTCCTCTGACGGCATCCTCTCGCGCACGGTGACTTGTACATCTTCAGGCCGTAAGGCCCTTGGTGCTGGCTCGGGTGCTGGCTCGGGTGTGGTGTCCACCTCCATCCCCGGCAGAGTCTGCTGGGTCTGGTCAAATCCTGTGCCCGGGTCAACGCCAAGGTTCACGTCTGACTTGAGCGTCATGTCGGTAGTGTCTGACTCGGTGGTTCCAAGCTCACGGGTCTTGCCCGGTGTCGCCACGTCGCCAAGCAGTATGTCCTGCTGGTTAGGCAGGGAACCGTCGGCCTTGGGCTGGTGCCGTGTCTTGAGTAATTCCTGCTGGGCTGGTGCTTTCGTTATTGAGAACACAGAACCCTGAGCTGCGCCGGGGACATGCCAGCCAGTCTTCTCGTTGAAGGTAGCCTTCGGATTTGTCGTGACCTCGTAGCCCTTCAGCTTCAACGCCGCGTATGCGCGACCGGCAGAGGTAGAAACCGAGTTATCTGACTCGACTGTGCGCCCTTCCCCGCGTTGGATAGCAGGGTCAAGTTCCTCAGTCAACGAAACCCGCGCTGTCTTGCCATCGTTGACAACGTCGTATCCGATTCCACCGACAACTTCCCCGTTCAACTCTGCTACATGTCGCCGGTCATGGAAGCCTCCTTCTTCTATGTCGACATACTCCACCTCGGTTCCCTGCTCAACCCCTTCATCTATATTTTTCCGGCGCTGGTCACGCGGTGAAAGTTCCGGGCCGAGTAACTCGCCCTCAACAGGAGGAGGAGGAGAGGGGGGAGGCGAAGATGGCTCATCTGGTATGTCAGGCAGGTCAGCGGCACCAGCTTGTTCCCCCGCTGCGATCACAGGGGTAGGTGCATCCGGCATATCCGGCTCAGCGATAGGATCAGTGATTGGTTTCGGCTTGGGAGCAGGAGCCTCAGCAGAGCCAAAAGCTGCAGCCATGGCTCCTTCGGTCACACCACCACCCATCATGCCAAGGAAGCCCTGATTGGCTGCCTTCACGTAGTCAATAGGCTTGCCCGTTGCCAGCTCGCCGACAGCGGACTGGCCTGCCTCCTCTGGGAACTCAGTAATGCCTCCGCCAACGAAGCCTTTGGCCAGTCGGGTAAGGAAGGATTTGCCTGACGCAGCAAGGCCTTCACCTGCGCCGCCGGTCACGAAGGCCAGCGGAGCAATGATGCCAGCAGCGAAGGACGCGGACTCAGCGGCGGACTCGTGAGCCTCCTTGAGTGACTTGCCCTCCTCGCGAGCGTCTTCAAGCACTTCCTCGTACACAGACTTGTACGTTTCTGCCGTCACGTAGGCAGAGTTAGCTGCGCCGAAGCTGCCAGCCTTGGTTAATTTCGGGTACTTCTCTGTAATCTTCTTGAGCTTCTTGATCTTGTTCACGCCCTTGAGGAGCTTGAACCCGCCGGTAACAATACCCGCCGACGGTATGGCAGAGCCAGCGATCAAGTGTGCCACTTGGCGCAGGTTTGGCATGTCGAACTGGACTTCCCCATCCTCGTCGATTCTTCATCCACTCTGGGATGGTCTCGCGTACGTCTTCACCTTGCTTCTGCAGGTACGCTGCAAACTTGTCGGTAACATCGTCGTCGCCGAATCCGAAGTCGGCCATGTCAGCCAGTAGGGAGCCAACATCGTACGCACTGGCCCACAGGGATTTACCAAGCCCTTCCATCTCATCGCCCATCTTGGCGAAGAATCCACCCGGCGCTTCCGGGCCTTTGGGGGTCAGCGGAGATTGTGAGGCGCGGCGGATTGCTGTCTCAGCCTCGGTGCGTTTGTATAACTCTTCTGTCGGGGTGGATACCTTGTCCTCAAGACCTGTCAGCGACATGTCGGGAGCGGTGCCACTCGTTTGCGACAAGTGGCCAGCCTTCACCTTGTCAATATGGTTGCGGGTTTCTTCGGGCAGGTCATCAAACTTACCGCCGTTCTTAATCCAGTTCTCAGTAGCGTCCGGCCCCCAATTATACGCAGCAAGGGCATGTTCAATGTTGCCATCAAACCTCTTCAACATCTGGCTTGTGTAATCCGCCATAAACCGTATGCTCTCTCCCGGGTCGTCGAGAGGTTTACTTGGATCAAACGGGGTCACTCCGTAGCCGGGTTTGGCTGCGGTGGAAGGCAGAATCTGGCCCAACCCTATTGCCCCTTTTGGAGACACCGCACTGGGGTTGCCAGAACTTTCCTGCAGTATGCTGGCTTCAAGCAAGGCTGGGTCAAGCCCGTACCGCTTGGCGTTCTGTCGAATCAGGTCGGCGTAGTCTTGGACGGCCATGCGTTATTTCCTCGGGCGGTAACTTGCCTGCGGTACTTCGGGTTGGAGTTCTTCACCTGATACTGGGCCTGCATTGGAGTCTAGGTACCTTTTATCTCCGAGCATCAGCCGCTCAAACGGGCCACCGATATGTTCCTGATACCCCTCTACAACTGCGTTAATGCCTTTGAAGTACGGGTCAAACTCTCCGCCTCCGTAAATCTCGCGGCCCGCCGCACCAAGTCCTTCAGCAGACATGAGTCCGAACTCCCTTCCAAGCTGTCGTGGTTGGCCTTCAACAAAGGAAGTTTTGCCCCCCTCACTGCTCTCCCCACTGCCTGTAAAGCTATCCCATGCTCGGCTCATCCACCCCTGTTCTTCCTCTTCAGGAACAACTTCTTCACCGCCCTCTTCAGCGGCCACCGGGTTAAGTTCTGTGTAGGTAGCAGGGTACTGAGAAAGTACCTGCTGCAAGTTGAACTCAGGCGCATCTTCTGCGCGACCGATAGTGGTGTTGTACGCACCCTCCAATCCCTTATACAGCTTCTCAAGTTTGGCTATATCTGGGGCGGTCTCTGGTGTGTACAAACCTGCCTCGATCATTTTCTGCAGCGCGAGCTTAGGCTCACCGTCGAACTTGACCATGTTGTTAAACGTCTCAAGCTCCTGCGCTGACATTCCGTCCTTGCCATAGACACTTGAGACCATGGCACCGGCGCGGTTGTAGAACTTGTCTTCCCTCTTCTCGGCAATGTTGGTGGCTGCTGTCGACTTGTCGAAAGCCAACCGCTCAGTCATGAGACCTTGTCGCCCCTCGGAAATTTTCAGTAAGTTTTCCTGCCGTTGCTTCTCAAGAGACAGCTTGCGATCTTCCCGGGCGTTCTGCTGGTAAAGCTGAGCTTGGTTGCCAGCTTCCATCAAGCCAGCACCGGCGGCTCTCATCATCCTGCGTCCCATTATCTACTCCCTCTCGGCATCCGGTTCGGGTCGCCCATCAACGCGTCAGCCTGCTCAGCCGGTGGCGGTATTACTGGTGGGGTAACAGGTACACCCCCGTCGCCCTCTTCAGGGTATCCGCTAGGTGGGTTAACCCCGTAGTATGTGTATTCACCGACGTTAACTTTATCGTCGTCGCGTTGCCATTGAGGCCTCTCGGCGTAGTCAACGGCTGGCCCGCTTGGCCCGTAGCTTGGTTCTGGGGATAACCCTGCGGCGGCGGACATGAGCGGCGAATCAGTAACCTTCTGCTTGGCTGCGGCTTCCATGGCGTCAGCCAGTGGCCTGCGTGCACCCAGTGCGGCTTCGTTGCCTGCTCGCATCATGTCGTTAGGGTTCATACCCTCGGCCTTGGCCCGGTTATTCACGTAGTCAAAAGCCTTATTGATGCCCTTGTCTGCCATGTAATCGCGCATATCAGTAGCGGCTATCTGCTTCTGTTCTTCCGTGAACCCTGCTGCTTCTAGCTGCTCGCCATGGAGCACAGCTACCTTCAGAAGTACATCTTCCTTGAGCTGGGTTATATTTGTCCCGTCCATTACTTGATTGGCGGCTACCCCGAACTCCTCGACCATGTCGATGGCTTCAGTGGTAAGGCCAAGAACAATATCCATGTCCATTTCGATGGTGGCCGTCTTGGCATTTTTATCCATAACGCCCCTCACCGCCTTGTAGGCAATGTTGGCCATCGTCTGCCGCGTGTCGGTGCTGTCCCGCAGAAGCTTTTCGATCTGCTCAGAGCCAACGCCGTGGATATACTCCATAACGTCCATGACCATGGTGTCGAATAACTCTTGCTCCCTCGGGTCAACGGGTGGCGTACCTTCAACTTGTCTAGGCATTTGCAAATTCTCCCCAGTCGCCCATCAAGGCGTCTGTCTGGACTCTCCCATCGGTTCCTCGCTGCATGCCTCCGGGCATAACTGACTGCTGTGCCCGACTCTGCTGCGCGTTCATTAAGCCATCGGCGGCCTCACTTCCTCCCCCACCGGCTCCAACAATGGCTCCTTCGCCGCCCCCAGCTCCGGGTACGGCAAGGGCGCTGCGGCCCGGGCCGACTTCGCCGTCCTTGGTGGTTCCGTAGTAGTCCACGTTCTTGAACTCACTTGGCTGGCCCGCCATGGCCAAAGCTGCACCGGCGATAGGCGCGATAACTGCTCCGTATTTCATGGCTGTGTCAAGCGACAAGCCTTTTGTGGCTGCGTCTTTCGTGGCCTGTGTGACCGTGGTCTTGGCTGCGTCCGAGATTCCGGGGACGATTGCCGTACTGCCTTCGGCCAAGGCTACCTCGCCCATGGTACTTCCAACTACACCCGGCATACCTGCAGACGCGGCGGGAGCGGCTGTACCTGCGAGCACGCTGGCTGAGTTGGCTGTCATTCCCGGCATCATGGCTGCGTTGGCCGCCAGTCCTGTATCTACACCAACCGCTCCTGTTCCAATTATGGCTTCGCCTGCTGCAGTAGCTTCGCCAGCGGCGGCGGCACCGAAGCCTCCCTCGCCGATTCCAAACGTACCTGCGATGGCTGTCGCTCCCGACCACATGGTCGAGCCGACTGCTCCCATAAATCCCCCGAAGGAGTTCACTCCTGCGAAGGCAGTGAACCCTACACTGGCTACGCCCGCTGTAAACACGGTGGCAGCGACAAGGGCTATAACCATCCAGTTATCCTTGACGAACTTCCAAGCTTTCTTCAGGCCTTTCTTGATAAAACTCACGCTGCTTTCTCCTGTGCTTCCTGCAAGTCCATGACCCACGCGTCGCCAACGGAACGGAACCCTGACAACTTGTAGAACATGTGCACTTTGCCGGTCGGGTCTTCATTGGCGATGCCCATAATAATTTTACTTGCGCGGTGCTCTCTGGCCCAACGCTTAAACTCACCCAGTATCTCAATCCCACCGGCCTCACACATGAAGTGAATGTCCGTGGCGTAGACCATCTTGTTAAAGATAAACTGGTCTACCGTAGCCAGTAGAACCCCAACGATGCGGTCAGTGTCATTGCGCACGATCAGAATATCTGAACCATCCTCTCGTACTACCCTCACCATGTTCCGCTTGAATAGCACCGGGTTAAAATCAATCTCTGCCCAAGACGACTTCACGTGCTGGGACTTACAGAACCTCACAATCTCCGTGACGGCTAAATAGTTTGCAACGCTTGCCTTCACGCAACACCGGGAAGCGACGCAGACTCTCGACCAATCTCAGGACTCTGAGGGCTGCCATACTGCTGAACGCTTGGATCACTTGCCGACGGGTCTTCAGGGTTGTAGTTCTGCTCCACACCCGCGTCACCTCCGCTGCTTCCGTTGTACTCAGGGTATCCCGCCCACGCCAGATTACTCGGCCACCAAGGCGGAGCGTAATTATTATCCGCGTCACCAACCGCAGCTTGCGCAGGTGTGACTTCAGGCGGAAGCGTGTTGCCTGTCTTCGGGTCGTAGTTCGGCGGATTGACGAAGGTGCCATCATCGTTGTAATAATCTTTCATGGTGGCGTCGAGGTTCCGCACAGCCTGCTCGCGCTGGGCTGCTGTGAACTTCGGATTGTTGTTCGTCATGATCGAGCTGTACATTTCAGCAAACGCTTGTTCGCGAGTTACGCCGTACTTGGTGGCGGAGTCAAGCTGCGACTGCGCCCATGACAACGAGTTGGTAAGCATGTTTTCTTCGCTCGTCCAGTCCCGGTTGAGCTGGTTCTGCCACGCGGTGTTCGCCTGCGTGTCTTCCCGATCCTCAATTCCGATCATGGCCTTGCGAATGTCACCATACCCTGACAACTGTTCGGCAAGAACCTGCTGGTCACGTCTGGCCCCGGCTTCCATACCGGCGATACCGGCACGTGTGCCAAGCTCGGCGTTCAGCCTGCTGGCCTCGTTCGTTGCTGCCATGTTTTCACTGGCTGTCTTGCCATAAGTGTTGGCGTCCTGAAGTGCAAATGGCTGGGCACCGGAGATCATGGCCCCCTGTGCGGCACCAGTAGCCAGTGAACTGTTCATCAATCCACGTGCTCCGCCCCTTGCCAACCCTTGGGCAGCGGCTTGCTGCATTAACGGCGAGTTGGAAGCGAGCATCTGCTGCAACTGGTACTGGGACAGCTCGTTCTGTCCGACCTGTCGGTTGGTTGCGTTCGCCCGGGTGGCGTTCACGTCGTAGTTCCGGTCGGCGTACTTAGAATCTCCGATGGCTCCGATAGTGTCCATCAGCCCGCCGGTCATACCGACGTTTATGTTGTAATTTTCCTTCCCGTTAATGCCCGTCTGGTACCCGTACTGGTCAAGATTTTCGTCAGGTACGTAGTCAGGCCCGGTTGTCGGGCGGGACTCACTTGGCGGCGGCTCAACCAGCGGGTTCTCAACGGGAGGCTGAGTAGTTACTGGGCCGTCGTCGTAGCCATTGTTTTCACCGGGTGCTGCCATAAATCACCTGTCGTCTCGGAGTTCAGCGTCGTTCAGGAATGTAATCATCTGAACAACATGGGGAAATTCTACCGCACTTTTGTGTGCGATGCGTAGGGAGACAGCGAACCCTCTGGCGGTAAGCCTGCCCTTGGTGTACTTTTCAGTGGTAACATCTTCGGGTTTCATCTCTTCCGAACCAAACGGAATAGACTCATACGGCTGCTCTGGATTATCCATCGCTTCGTAGTTCACACTTCGGGACACGCGCATGTTGGCATACCCTGCCACCTTGCCGTGAACATGGAAGACACTGAACCGTTTGGCTTTGCCGGGAGCAGGTGCGCCCGTCTGCTCAGACTTGCCATAGTAGTGCGTGAGTTCGATATAGGCCTCGATGGCGAACCCGTCGAAGCTGCGGCCCCTGTCCAACTCGTAGACAAAGTCCGTCTCGGGTGTAACTACCGCAATCCCTGCCTGTGGTGTGTGCGGCCTCTCCTCAGTGGAGAAAAACGCGTGATCTTTGCCGGACGTACTCACCCCCGACGCGGTGGCGTAGACCCGAGCGAACTGCTCACGGGAGGCGTTAAACCAATACTGCTGGATTGTGTTCTGGGGTTCCTTCTCCGGGCCAACATAGGTCAGGGTCAGGACATATCCGTCGGCGAAAAACAGGCGGTACTGGTTCTTGTTGCGCACCACCACGCTGTTCACTACAGACTCGTCGGTAGTCTCCACACCTGCTGCCGACTGGAGGCGGCGGAGCAGCCACGGTGACACATCGTAGGTCAGCGGAGCCGTGAAGAAATCAGAGTACTGATCCATGGTCTCCAGCGTTTCGATTCCACGGAAGCTGGCGAAGATGGGCCGGTTGCCAATGTTCTGTACCGTGTACTCAATGGCTCCAACTTTATGGTTCACGACCTGCTGCTCAACTGTCTCAAGCGCAGCTTCGCCGAAGCCTTGTACGGCCCCGATCAGGACGTTCGTAGTCGACTCAGTGAACACTGCCAACGCCTTGCCAGCGGCAGGCATCAAGCCGGTAATCTTGTCCCCGAACCCGTAGCTCGCAGCCAGCCCTGTTGAAGCACTGAAGTCAAGCGGGTCTGGGCCAGATGCGTACACCTCTCCCCAGATGTAGCCAAGGTGGAGCCTGTTCTCGTGAGGCGCAATGTGCCGGGGCTTATCATCCTCCACGTCCACGCCTGTTGGGATGAAGTCGAGCGTCTCGCCGTCGTACCAGAAAGCAAAACCAGCGCCGCTCACACCGTAGATAGCGTTCTGTTCTTCGGTGGCGAAAAAGTTGTACGAGATCATCTGGTATCTGGAGTGGTTCTCGTCCAGAAGTCTCGATCCCGGCAGTGTCGGCGTAGCCACACTTCCTGAGAGGGTGCATATTTGCAGGCCTGTGCCTCCCGGCTCTGTCCACACTTCCGTACCCGAGGGTATGGAGGTTATAGACCAGTCTTTCAGGCGGAAGTAGCCAGCGGCCAAACCGGGTACAGGGATTCCCCCGCCCCACTGGCCTGACTGAACTACTGTACTCTCGACACTTATGTACCCAATGTCTGTCGTTCCCGTCGGGTCGTACAGGTACAGCTTCGCTCCCGGCAGGCGGTCAACGACAACCTGAAGGGCCACGGCATCGAGTGTTGGCTGACAAGGTGACGAGTATGTCTTCGCCACAAAATGGATACCGAAGTCCGACGCGTTAAGTGCCTGCGGCGAAGACGGTGCCCAAGGAATATTCCCCGAGGTGTAGTCCAGAAGGTTCGGGGCTACCGGGCAGCTTGCAGAGGTGCCAGAATTTGAGGGGGCGGTAATTATTCTTACCTTCCACGACGCCCCGAAAGTACCGGCGTCTCGGCATGTGAACACTGCGCGAACCGACTTCACCACGTCGTTGTCCAGCAGGCCCAACTTGAAGTCGCGTGCTTTCAGGTACAGCGAGACCCCTACAAGCCCGGGAATCTGCCCGCCTGCTATGTTGCAGCTTGAGGTTACGCCGTCTTTTAGTTTTATATCGTCCAGCGGGGTTGACCAAGCGCCTTGCGTTCCTGTGCCTTGAACCACTGAGTTCGGGAATTTGGTAATCGTCACAGCAGTTGGGTTTGCCGTATCCAAGGGATCGACCAAGCCGTCTACGAATGACAGCACGCTGCCGGTTGTCGCGGCTTCCCAGCCATCGTCCGTGCTTTTCCACATGGTGGCAAGGTCGGACTTGCTTGACACCGACTCGGGAGCCAATGCGAATTTCTGGTGCAGGAACATGACTGACTCAATGGTCATGGCTCCTGTCTGGGTTTGGTTATTAAATATCTCAGAGATGGTCGGGCCGGTATCGGGGCCGTTTATGAACGCAGCCACTCCCAACGCGTTGTCACTGTCGAAGCTGCCGTCACGTCTGTCTACCTCACCAACGGTGCCTGCCCATGCAGACGTGTCGCCAAGGACAGAGTCTCCGAACTCGAACAGTCCCGAACCTGTGTTGAACCTGAGTGTCAGCGCGATGTGGAAAACCTCACCTGCCCCGACTGTAAAGCCGTCCTGATTGATGGCCGTGATGTTCACGTACCGATCATCATTGGCCCCGGTAGAAACCAAGCCAACCTGACCAGCGTCGTTATACACGTACATGCCGGGTATAAGCGTGCCTTCGTCGCCCTCAGCTACCTTGATCTGCAGCATGTCGCGTATGGCATGAAGCTGATCTTCGTGGTAGTGCAGGCCAACAATGGTGCCGCCACCCGGGACGGGCTTGACCACACCGCGCAGGATTTCCGCGTAGGTACTCAGCGTACCGAGGAAATCCTCGTGCCTGCTGTGTATGTCTGACAACTTGTAGACAGTGACACTGGCTTCGGCGAGTACAAACGACCACGTATCTGCTTTATCTGAGATCACACTGCCCCAGCGCGGGCGTACCCGGCCTTGGCGAAATACGATTGACAGTGATGTAACGCCGCCTGACTCAACGTAGTCCACCATCGTACCAGATGATCCGTCCTCATCTTCAAACGTCCAGACAAGATCAGTCGGCTGATCCTGCGGCGTTCCCGTCACGTCGTCGGTGGGCAGGATCACTACCCAGTAGTCGGTAGCGGAGGGAGAGATGTGCCCATCGAAGCGTTCCCAGCCGTCGATGCGGGCGTACCCACGTTCCCAACCAACCTCGTAGTTCAGGCAGGCTCGGATTCGACCGGGCAGGACGGCGGGTCTGGCGCGTACTAAATCGAGACCACCGTCGAGGAGGACATTATCCACGTCAACTCCGGGTTCCGGGCATTGTGTATTCCTTAAGCTGGTCGCGCCTGAGTTTGTTCATCCAATCTCTGGCCAGCTTGGCGGCTCGTTGAACCTGCTTGTCAGCTTCATCGAACATGGCGTAGTACACCATCGCCTTGTAGATAATAAGCATGTGGTACTTCAGTGGAAGCCCGCGTGGAGTGTCCTCATCTGTGAGGAACTCGTGAGGAAGGAGTTTGTATTCAAACTGAATATGGTAATCGTCGTCGCTTGGCGACGCGTCGAAAACTATGCAGCCGGTTCTGTCTATCGAGTACCGTGATGGCTGCCCAAACGCAGTCTTGTTCATCCTGTCCCGGTCGCCGAAAAATCTCTCGGGGTGGACGTAGTAACAAATCTGGGGGTTGGGCTGCTGCGTGCTTCCGTCAACCATCCAGATATACCTGTAGTCTTGTGGCGCAACGAAGGGAACTATGTAGTCATAGAACGCCTCATCCGGGTCACACTCTTCTGGAAGGCACCCGTTGCAATCTGGTTCGGCCAGCTCTGCGATAGCGTAGGAAGTCTGGCCCCTAACCAGTGGCATGGAGGCACGGCGCACCATGAAATTCCACTGGTCTTGGTCTTCCTGAATCTCAATCCACGCCTGCCGTACCCAATTTATCAACCGTGTTCGGTGCTCCGTTGTCTCCCCGTAGGCAGTCGCGGGAGGCACCTCGACGGTCGTGACTTTGCTCTCAAGCTCCGTGCCTGTCTCAGAGGCCAGACGTTTTACAAGCTCAAGATAGTTCATGGTTTAACCCGCTGCTTGTGCTAGGCCAAGAACTCCACCATCTGCTGCGCCCAGCTCGATGCGGGAATCCCGTACACCAATGCGTTCCATTACAGCCAGCTTGATCTGCTCTGGCCCCCAGTCTGGCTTAATGCGTACCGCAGTGAGGTGGCACATCTCGCGGAACTGCGCTTCGGAGTACCCTTTAAACTCGTCGGTAAGCTCACAGAGCTGTGCCAACATGTCGAGCATATCCTTCGGTTTGTCTGCTGTCTTGGGATCATCACCCAAGTCAGAGAACATGAACCGCATTGAGGGAACCCATGAGGTCTCGAAGTAAATCCGGCCTTCATCATCAGTCTTGCGCTTCCGAACCATGCGCTTGCCTGCGGTGAGCTGGAGAATATTCCAAATCGGGTAAGGGATGGCACACTCTACGCCCATCGGAACGTAGCAGTGGAGTCTTCCCCACGCCATAAATTGTGGTCTGGTGGATTCGTGATCCATCGACCTGTGCAAGATCACCATGCGACGACGGCCTTGCCAGCCTGCCTGTGCCCGGAGATTCAAGCGTGCGAGTCCCATTGCCTTTAGACGCTTGGCGTCAGCAATGTCCTCGGGTGTTTCTTCAACAACCTCGCCGTAGTGATCGCTGTCTTCCGACATGGCGTCAATCAGCATCTTACGAAGGGTTGCACCGTTGTGACTCTTGGAAAACTTCAAGCCGAGTCGCTCGCAGTATCCCCGTAGTGCGGTCAAGTCTGCGCCATCAAATCCGGTCTGGGCGGCTTCTGTAACACTATCCATTTTATAGCTCCTGTGTGGTCTCAAAACACCCGACAGCGATGTGCTGTCGGGCTTAACGCTTTACTCAGCTACGATTAAACGTAGAGCTGAGTCAGATCATCGGTAGCGCCGACCTCGATACGAACAACCCACTCGTCGTTCAGGATCAGTTTCAAGTCCCACCAACGACAGGCAACGTATGAACGCTGGTCAGTCGGGTCAGACTTGGAAGCACCGGAAAGGACGTTGATTTTCACACCGCCGTAGCCTTTCTTGCCTGCGCCCTTCAGATCGACAGTACCCAGCGCGTGCTTACCGCACACCAAGATTGGGTAAACGTCAACAGTGGCACCACCAGTAGACTTCAGGTTGGTAGTACCGACCGCTGCGCCTGCGTTCTCATAAGGAGTAAGCTGCGGAGTGGTCAGGATGCGAGCGTTTTCGATTGCGCCGAACTCGTACTCGGACACGATCTTCTTGGCACCGTATTCTGCAGTGGTCTTGAAACCGGGCAGCATGCGAATGTCAGGGTGAAGATCGGTGTGCGTGAACGCGTAGAACGCAGCTTCGATTGGGTATGTGCCTTCGTTCAGCCCGCCGTGGTCAACCGTAGTAAAACGGGTAGCCTTGGCAGCCATGAGAGAACGCACGGCTTCTTGGAACTCACCGAGAGATACTGGTGTAGCAACGAGATTGCGGTCAGCAACACCGCCGCCAAAGATCACGTTGGTTCCCTGCGTGAAGGCAGCCCAACCTACCGCTTCCTTGATGTTGGCAACGAGATCAGCCAGTACATCAGAAGAATCACGGATGGCGTTGTCTTCGCCCAGCTCGCGCATGCGGCTGGTTATCTCGAAAATCTCAGCGAACTCGCCAAGCGTTCCGAAAACATCTTCGTACGCCAGACCACGAGACGCGGGGTTTACACCCTCTGTAACCTGATCGGTGTGGGCATCCACGTTGACAGCGCGACGGAACGCAATGGTTTCCGCTTTGTTGGCAGGGATGAATTTCTTGTCGCACGCCAAGTCCAAGACCAGTTGTGGTCTTGCGCGTTCGAGAAGGTCGAGTTCGGCATATACATTGGTTCTGTTACCCGGGCCTGTTGCGGCACCGCCGTAATCACCAACACCGGCATACTGTCTGGTTTGTGTACCCATGACTTAAGTTACCTCAGCAAAATAGTTATCGTCTGTCGCGCTGCGCACGTAAGCGTCGTTCGACTTCTACATCCCAGATTTCTTCATCTGACATGAATTGCTCGGGATTCCCCTGTGGTCGGCCTATGCCTCCACCTTGTGGTTCTAGTCCCGGCACCGAACGGATTTGCTCGCGTCGCTGGCGCACCGTTTTTGTTGGCGACTGGTTGACTGGTTTCTGCTCAGAACCTGCTGGGTTTTCCAACTGGCGCTGTGCCCATACATCCTGCTTGTACCGATCAAGGACGTAGATACATTCAGACGCATCCTTCGAGTCTGCCATTCTGGATACTGAGGCGGGTTGCGCCTGTAGCCATTGGCCGAATCCTTCAGATGGTCGAACCTGCATCCAGTCTGGGTGAGCTGCGGCTAACGTGTTTAAGCTCTGCTCACGCTGTTGACCGAAAGAAGCCTGCTGTATATCTTGCAGACCTTGCGACACGACTCCGAGTTGCTGTTGCAAGTCTTGGGCGTGTGTTGCCTGTCGTCCAAACAGAGCGCCAATTGCTTTTGCTTCTTCAGGGAAAGCTTCCTTGAACTCAGCAAACTCCGGTACGTCGCCCAAGTCCAGTGTTGGAGTTGGAGAAGCAGCGGGCAGTTGTTGCCCCGGTTGTTGGCCACTTGTTGCTGAGGAGTTCGGTGCTTGGGCAGGAGGACGCTGGCCAGCGTGCTCTACCTGTGAGCGAAGTCTCTCGTTGGCTTGCTGCATCGGGGCCAATCTTCCGTGCAGGGCTGTGTACTGTGATCTCACGTCAGTGAGATCGGTGTTCATTAAGTCAAATGCCGCCTTGGCATCATCGTCAAGGTCAGCATACCACGCCGGTTTCTCTTCCTCAACGACCTGTTGTTTATCAGGGGTTACGTTCTCTACAGGTTTGGAACCTGCCTCTTCCTCTTCACCCGGCAGGGGGTCGGCTGCGGGTGCGGCGGGCATGGGGGTTTGTACGCCGCCACCATCGGTAGGGTCAGGGTCAGGGTCAGGTTCAGTTCCGTTCCTGCGGTTTACTTCCTGCTCGAAAAGCTGCTCATCAGTGAGCTGGGTGTCAGGCTGTTCTTCAGTCTCAATCTTCTTCAAAGGTTGATTCATCGTCGGGGTCTCCGGTCAGGTCTAAGATTATAAATCTCAAGGCTTTAATATACCCACGCAAGAAAGCTGTCTCAGTCTCGGTCTTGTTCGGGCGTTCGAGTGCGTCACGTTTTTGCTCAATGAGACCTTCTATCTTCTCAATGTGCAGACGGACGGCTGGGTCAAATCTATCCATCTTCATCCTACTGAGTCAAAACCCATTGACATATTCTGGGCCTTGAGCTGTTCACGGTACTTGTCGATCTGCAGTTTAGCAGCGTCGAAGTAGTCACGGCTACGGCGAGTCTGCTCATCCATCTGTAGTGTGGCCATAAGGTTTTCGCGCTCCGAGCTGATACTGGCGTTGAGTTTTTCGTACTCAAGGCCTTCCTTGCTGGCGATTTCTATCAGCTTGGTCTCACGCCTGATCAGTTCCTTCTGCATGTCGTGCTCACGGTCACGCTCTTTGTCCTGAAGCTCAGCATACTTCAACTCCAGCTTCATGATCTCGGCATGGTCAATAACCTCCATGTCGCGAGAGCCTGATTCCGCAGCACGTGTCTGTTCGGACTGTGCCTTCGCGTTGTTAAGGTTCGTCTCAGACTCCAGCTTGGCAATCTCTGCCTGCTGAACAGGGTCAGGCTGAACATTGGCGGCATCAGCCTTCTTCTGCTCGGGCGATTTTACCAACGTGTCGATAGGGATTTCAAGGAAGCTGAGGTAAATCCTGTACAGCTCCTCCATGTCCAACCCGGCTTTAAGCTCAGGGTCTCCGAGAGCCATCTGCAGCAGCATCTGTACATGCTGGGCTTGGGTATCTTTGACTAGAAGGTGGCTCGCGCCCCGGACTTCAACTTGGAAGTCGCCCTTAATATCCTCCTCGTCGCTCTCCATGAACCATTGGTACAGGCCTGTTATCAACCCGTTGGTAATGTTGTCGTCCCAAGCATGGGCAGACTGTCGCTGCACGATGTTGGTCTGGTTCATGATGGTTATCTGGGCAGCGCCTGACAGCCCTTGCTGCTGGCTGCTGGCCTGCCCGTCGCCAAGCATGAGCGGGAGATTCGTGTTGGTGTCAGCGTTCTGCAATGCCTGCTGATAAACCGGCATCGTGGTGTTCACGGTGGACGGAATGGTAATGGAGTCAATGGCCTGCTTCATCGGCACGTCAACGTCGTTCTTGTACCAAAGTTTCGGCCCGTTGATGTGGTACGACTTGTCAGCGGGGATTAGAACACCCTTCTCGATGGCGATCTGTGGCCCAGCACTCACGCTCACGTTGTGGAGTATGCTGCTCCACACCATGTCGATAACGTACTGATCATCACGCATAACGAACGGAACGCCGAAGCCGAAAATACTGGTCTCGTCTTCCTCGTAGTTCCACACCCGGTACGGGAGTGTCGAGGTGGCTTCGAGTGGGGCCATGTCAACCCGGAGAACAAGGTTGTCGGCGAACCACACAGCACCGTAGTAGCTGGTCAGCTCATCATCTTCTTCAATGGGAAACCCCATCTGGCGCAGGACTTCTGCGTCGATAACACCCTCGTACTCCCACACGGCATAGGTATTCTCATACCTCGACATGTTGTGATTAGTGATAGCTGCCCGCTTCGAGAGGATGCCTTCGACTTGGCCCAACGAGGGGCGGGTCTTGAGCAGTTTGGAGGTCTGGTCAGGGTAAAACCCGTGGCTTTCCACCATCTGCTGCAGTTGGGTTCGCGAGAGCAAGTGAAGCTCGAAGGCATGCTCGGCTTCTTCAATGCACCGGGCGCGTTGTGGGAAAAACATCCACGGTGAGACTCGGGCCACACCGGGAACCTTGACCTTCTCAACCTTGAGTACAGCAATCTCACCTTCATCGTCACGCTGATTGTCGTAGGAACGCTTGATCTGGTACCGGACATACGGGCCTTTTATGATCCCTGTGCCGAGCTTGCACCCATCCATGATCACACTGCGTCCCATCTTCGGGTACCTGTTCTCTGACAACACGTCGCGAATACGCTGCTGCATCTTGCGGCACCGGCGATGAGATACTTTCTGTGCCAGCTCGTCGTAATTTGGTTCTTCCATTGGGGGTGGGGGTGGAGCCTGCTGGCCCTGCGGCATACCGGGAGCCATTGGCCCGCCTTGCTCGCCCATGCCCATCTGGTCGGGAGGCATGGCTCCCATTAACGCCTGCTCGGGAGGGGGAGGGGCACCGCCCGCCTGTTCTGGTGGGGCGTTTGCGGCTTGCTCCTTCTTGTATTCTTCCATGATCAAATTCATGGGAACATCAGGATAGGGTGAGGGGTAGATTGCCCAGTTGGGCATGTTGGTTGGGAACAGCATGTCGCCGATTCTTGCCGACGCGATGCGAGTCTTGCTTCTGGTTTTGTTATCGACTGCGCTGCCTCTGGAGTTACTTCGAGATGTACGGTCGTAGCCTGCTGTAATGTCTTCCTTGTCCCAGCCGCCTTCAGGCAAGCCCCAATACTGGGCTTCGTCAGCCAGCATCCTATTCTCTACTGAGGTCTTGTCGGAAATGGCCTTGCCAAGCTCCGTGGTTAATTCCCGCGTCAACCCGCTGAACATTTCGTCGCGGCGTTCAACCGAGCGCAACTTCTTTTCCTGTTCCTCTACGGAGATTTCTTCGACTGTTTCGGCCTGATCTTTCACACTGCTCTCCGGTTTCCGTAGAAGTTAACTTCTCTTATATTATCATCACTTGAGGAACCACGTGCTTCGGTCTCAGTTTTAGCGTACTTCAACCCTGTCAACGCGTAGCGAAGGGAGTCAATCAGATCGTCGAACCTGTCTACAACCTTGCCGTTTTTATCGCGGTGGTAACGCCTGAGTTCTTCAAGCAGCCGGGGGCAGGTCTCAAGGATTTTCAGCCTGCCCTCGGTCATGCGTTCCTGAATCAACATGATTCCAGACTCAATGCTGCCCGGGCCTTTTATGGCTCGCTTGAGCTTGAGTCCATGCTTCTTGTAAATCTTGATCATCTTGTCGCCGTCGGCCTGATTGGTGCCTGCGGTTTCTGAGATTCCGATTATCCATTTCCCTCGGGCGTTGATGGCTCCAACATGCACGGCGGGTGAGGCCTTGGCCTCCCGGTGCTCCGAGTAAACATAGATGGTGTCCGTCTCACGATCATGGGCCAGCCACAACGCAGCAGTTGGATGCACCCAGCCAAAATCCAGCCCATATATTCTGGGCCAGTACTTCGGAATTTCCGTGGCCCGAATGGTGTAGCTGTCCGGGTCGGTGATAAACACCGCGCCCGTTCCCAACTGGGGTTCCCCGAAGCGCCTCGCTCGCAACTCGTGGGGCTTGTACCGGCGCTTCATATCGTCGATCATTTCTTTCGTGATATGGGCTACATCATCCCACCAGATATTGATGGTGAACACGGTGCCATCTTTGGCCCGAGCCATTAAATCCTGAACCAACGGGGTCTCGCCCTTCAGCGGGGTGAACGTGTTGAACACGATTCCGCCCGTGGTCATGGTACGCATCAGGTTCTCCGAATGTATATCCTCTGGAGCTTCCTCATCTTCCCAAATAACGTCGCGTTCCACGCCTTCAAATGCAGTACGGCCTTGGTCGTAGGAGCGTAGTCGAAGCATCGACCACCCGCCTGATTTGTGCTTGACAGGAACCCCATCAAATAATCCTGACGCGGCCCTACTGGCAGAACATTTATCTTGCTCAAGATTTTCCCCGGGTATTAAGCCTGTGCCAAACTCACCCTGCTTTCCAAGAAGAACCTGCTGAACGGTATCTCTCGTGATCTTGGCTTCCTTACCGCAGGCGAGGGCTTGGACAGGCCGAGCGAATCTTTTGCCTGACCACCAATGGGGATACTCGCCCGTAAGGTGGAGAGTGATTTCATATCCTCCAGCAACTGATTTTCCCGAGCGGTTGCCGCCAAAGACAGCTCGTTCTCGGTAGTCTCTTCCGGCGTTGAAAAACTGAACATGCTTTCTGTATCCATCACGGCCTGTAACTCCATCATCTGTGAAATATTGGTCAATCTGGCGCTTCTCAATCCGCTCGCCTCTCTCTTCCAACAGGGCGAGAAGTTCACGCCTCGCTTCCTCCATGTCGGACGGGAGGGTGGACTCAGTAGCCTCGAAGGGAATTTCTCTTGGTGGTAGAACCTGCGTCACTTGGCACCAACTTTTACTTTCTCTGGTGTAACGTCAATCACGTTGGCCAGCGACGGGTGTTTTTCAAGCAGTGCTTGTATCCGAGAATCCAGCTCTGTCGTCTTGAACCCCGACAGGTCGCCAGTGATCTCGATCTTCTTGGTGAACATGCCGAGCATCTTTGCCACGGAATCCAGCGCCTTGGACGCGGCTGCGTAGTTGCAGGTGAACTGGCCAATCGGTCGGCCCTTCTTGTCGTAGACAGGTTCAATCTGCATGGCCCGCTCTGCCAGTGTGACCTGCCTCTCCATCACCCACTCAGGGCCAAAGCTGGAGGCTTGCGGGAGTCTGACTTTCGGAAGCTGCATGATTCCGTTTGATGAACCCGTCTGGTTCATAACATTCTCTAGCAACTCGGTGTCAGAGAGCTGCTGCAGATTACCCATGGGCTGGTTCTGCTTCCCGATCTGCGCTTCACGTTCTTTCACGGCGGCTTCTGAGACCCCAAAATCGTCGGCCTCAAACATCGGGGTATTTCTCAGGCGCTCTACAATCTCAGCACTGGTCTTCCTGCCGAGCTGCTGCTCCCTACGGGCTGTCAGGATGTTGATGCACGCGGCCACTTTCGGCAGGTGCACCAGTAAATTTGGGTTCTGTTCTTTGGGTAGGTTTACCCGCTCCGCCGCTTTCTTCGGGGAGCCACACAGCACGAACGCACGGGCGAAGTCGTACTGAATATCCGTCAGGTTCGACAGGTTGGTGATCAAGGTGTTCGCATCATTTCCGACGGTGTCCTTTAACCACTCGTCGACAGGGTCTCTAAACGATTTCATCAGTCAATCTCAGTCTTCACTTCAACAGAGCAGTTTGGGTCGATGTTCCACGTCTTCATGATCTCATCAGCCTGTGCGCCGGAGAACCCCTTCACCGTAACAATGCAGCCGTCAACGATCATGATCTCACCGCCAGTCTGTTTGCTGGCAAAACACCCAGATAGAAACACAGCCATGAGCAGGGGAGTTATTCTGCTCATGACTGCTACCCCTATATCCGGTGTGTTGGTCACCGGAGCATCATTTCCAGATTGAGTGTCATGGGGAGACTGTTTTTTTGTTGAATATTAAAATAAACGACAGTCTGCTCACCCGCAGGGAATGTGTAGTCAACAGCCGCACCAGCACCAAGGTCTTCAATGGAATCAAAAGCACCATCCGTAGACATGTTGGGTTTCTTCGACAGGGTGGCACGGTAAGGTGCAGTGCCTGTAGCGCGTTGGCTGACAACGAACAGCGCGGGCTTGCTAAGCTTCGGAATGATAATGCCCACCGACAGGATCGATGTCGGCACTTTGAAGTCGGCAGTGCCATTGCTGAGATAGTTGCTCGGCGGAAGCTCCTTGCCGAACAGGTCAGTACAACTCTTGTACGTCACGGTATTGGGTACTTCCGGTGGCTTCGGTACGGGATTGTATGTTGCGCCCAGATCACCACCATCGCCTGACTGCTGTGCTGCAATCGAGTCAAGTTGTTCTTGTGTAAGTGTAATCGAAACCATTTTTACTTCTCCTATGTTTTGTAACTAAAGTTAATGCTCATGTAGCCATTCGATTCCAGATTGCTTCCCTGCAGTGGTGCTTCCGCCGTGTCTTCGCTCAGCTTAACAAGCTGGACACTTGTTGCGCCACTCTCCATGCGTCCGCTAACGTAGCGTGCGGCTGTTGGGCTGCTGCCCAGCTTAACCTCTTTGCCGGGTACTGCGAAACCTGTCGCGTTTGCGCACGCTGTTGGGAACCCTCCGACGGACAGCGCACCAGCCGATCCACCTGTGCTCCACGTGACCCGACCCGAGCAGATGGCCATGCCCTCAACGTACGCAACGTGGATAGTACCACCGACCCCACTTGCGCCGGTAAGCGTTGGTGTGAAACTTGTCGCGGAGGAAGGTGCTGGCTCGCCTTGATAACCCTGCGGGCCTTGTGAGCCATCGTCACCCGTCTGTCCGGGTGCGCCTTGGAACCCGGGCGAACCCTGAGCACCTGTGTTGCCGATAGAACCTCTATCCCCTTGCGCACCTTCGGCACCTTGAGCACCTGTACCGCCCGTGTTGCCTGTTAAACCTTGCGCACCTTGCGCACCATCCGCGCCGTCGTTGCCCGCGTTGCCTTTCAGGCCCTGTGCGCCCTGCGGGCCATCAGAACCCTGCGCCCCTGCCAACCCGCCGTCACCCTGCGGGCCTGCAACCGTTGAATCTGCACCAGTTAGGCCTTGGGCACCATCGGCCCCTTGGGCACCATCAGCCCCTTGCGGGCCTAGGATTGGGCCGATGTTAACCCACGCTGACGTACCGTCGAACACGACAATATCGCCAACCGTACCGGGGCCATAAGGACTCGGTGGGGCAAGTGGGTCTGTGTCTGTCAAAGCCCACGCTTCGTTCTGTACAGGCGACGGCAGCAGGGCAATGTTCGCCCACGTGTCGATGCCTTTGAATATTACGGACTGCGCTGGGTCGCCCTGCGGGCCAACATCTCCCTGTGGGCCGGGGACGTTGGATACGCCTGCGCTCCCTTGAACGCCCTCGTCACCTTGGAAACCTTGGAAACCCTGCGGGCCTTGTGGGCCTTCCGGGCCTTGGATCGGGCCGATATTCTCCCACTCAATACCTGTCCATACCACCGCGTCGCCAACCTTTGCTGGTCGCAAGGGGCCAATGTCCGGGTCGTCAATCGGTGGGGCGTTGGGGTCTGCGTCAACCAGTACCCACAAGTCGTTAAGGATCATGCTGGTTAGCAACGCGATGTAAGCCCACGTGGCTGTACCCTTGAAAGCGAAGCCATAGCCCCGGTCGCCTTGCGGGCCTTGCGGGCCTTCCAGCACTTCAAGCTGGCCAACATTAACCCACTCTGTACCGTTCCATACTACCCAATCGCCCGGTACGGCTGGGCCAATCGAACTATCTGGTGCGCCTGCCACCGGCTCGATAAGTTCCCACGCGTCCCCTATGCCGGGAGCCGGGACAAGCGCAATGTTGTCCCACGAGTCGTGGCCTTGGGGGATGAAGCTGATCGACGGCTCGCCTTGAAACCCCTGTGGGCCTTGCGTACCGGGGACTCCGTTGAAATTCAGGTAACTTGAAAGTAACGTCATGTCGTTTTCCTATGAGAAGGCGAGGCTTAGCAAGAACGCGTTAAGCGTGTCTGGGGAGCCTGAAATACTCGCCTCCGCTGTGAAGGGTATGGCTGCGCTGGAGCCTACAGGAACCCCACGATACATGTGGGCATACTGAGCCTCCGTAGCAGGGGCGCTCCATGCAACCGCGTTGTATTCATTAGGGTCTACGCTAAGTATGGGGAACCCTGCAGTGGAATCCGAGACGTTACCTACCCAGAAAGTAACCAGTGTGTACGCCCCTTGTACCTCGTTGCCGGGTAATGTGAGGGAACCGCCCGTCTGGTTATTCACTTCACCTTGGTAGAAATCAATTCCGTTGTCATAAGTTTGCCCCGGCCCAACTGTGACCGTGAACACTTGGGTCAGCATAGATAGCCCAGTCTGTGGCTCGGCACCGTAGTCGGCTGGAGCGATTACAACATCGCAAGTCTCCCCGGTAGGTACGTGGAATACTTGGACATACGCTGTGCTATACGGGCCTGACCCGCCCGGAGCTACTTTGGTATCGAAGGAAGGAGCGACTCCATTTACCGTGTTGAAAAAATCGTCGGGTGTGCCAGAAGATGGAGCAATAGCCTGCGCTTGTATGACCAAGATAACGAACCTATCCGCGTGGGCTACACCGATAGGTACCCCGTTCATAGGTACGGAACCTGTTGGTGGTACGGGGTTGGATAGGAGACTCTGCCTGAACTGAACCATGGACTCTGCTTCAAGTGAGACCCATTGTGTACCGTCCCAGATAGACTTCTTGAGACCTGCCTCACCACCCGTCACATTCACAAACCCACCAGCGTCCGCGACATGTTGAGGCCAGATGTTCTCGCCCGCGTGCATCGAGTCGAACGAACTGCCGTTGAACATGTGCGCCTTGGGCATTAGCTGTTGTCGATCCAAATGTCGCCAACGGCTGGGCTACCCGGAGCCGCTGCCGCCACGGTGACAGTGACCGAAGTACCTGCCGAACCTGTTGCGCCGCTGTCGCCTTGTGGGCCTGCACCACCAGTCGCGCCATCGTCACCCTGTGGGCCTGCGCCGCCCGTCGCGCCCTGCGCTCCGTCGCCACCCTGTGGGCCTTCACCACCTGCGTTACCTGTATCGCCTTGTGGGCCGGGTTCACCTTGGGCACCGTCTCCGCCGTCGTCACCCTGCGGGCCAGCAACTGTACTTGGTGCGCCGGTTGCGCCCTGCGCTCCATCGCCGCCTTGGGTACCGGGAGCACCGTCCGCGCCTTGAGAACCTGTTCCGCCATCGTCACCCTGCGGGCCGGGTACGGTCGAGACCGCGCCTGTTGAACCCTGCGCTCCGGTGTCGCCTTGTGGGCCAGCGACCACTGAGTCCGCGCCAGTAGCACCTTGAGCACCATCCTCACCCTGCGGGCCTGCAACAGTCGATGGGCTACCTTGCGTACCCTGCGCTCCGTCAATTCCTTGCGGGCCGGGTACGGTTGAGGCAGCGCCTTGTGGGCCGGGAACAGTTGAGTCGGCACCCGTTACACCAATATCACCTTGGGCACCAGTGTCTCCGATCTCACCTTGGAAACCCTGCGGGCCTTGGGCACCTTCATCACCTTGGGCACCTTCATCACCTTGGAAACCCTGCGGGCCTTGTGGGCCTGCAACCGGCTCGGCGCTTATGCGCCAGAACATTCTGACCTGCTGGTTGTTGCCCAGCGGTACCCCGGTCACATCGAAGCTCGCCACAGGTACTTCAAAAATATCCCCGTTCAAAACTGCGGGGCCGGTCACATCGTACTGCTCGGCGTTATTCACATCGCCGTCGTCATGAATGTTCAGCCAATCAGTGGTGTCAATGTTCTCTAAGAACAGCGTCAGATCATCGCCGATCTGATCCGTTTTGTTGATGTACAACATGACGGCAAGGGCTGGGTCTACTCCGTTGCGAGAGATATACCCCGAGCCGGGTGTTGTGGTGGCAGCGTTGCTAGACCTGTAGTCAAATTCGTGTACGCCGAGCACTGACTTCGGTGTTCTCGGAACCCATAGGCCCAAGCCCACGTTCCATGTCAGAACCTGCCCGTCACTGTTGCCTGAAGTATCCACATCTGTGTGCGTTGTCAACGCGTGGGCAGCAGAGCCTGAACCTTCTTCTCCTTGAAAACCCTGCGGCCCCTGACTACCTTGCGCCCCTGTCGAGCCGTCGGCACCTTGTGGCCCCGCTACCGTCGAGTCGGCACCTTGATCACCTTGCGGCCCTGTCAGTCCTGTTGTGCCCTGCGGCCCCGGTACAGTTGAAGCCACACCTTGATAGCCCTGCGGGCCTGCTGGGCCTAAATCTCCATCGCCGTCAACACCATCCACGCCCTGCACACCAGTCGGGCCTTGTGCGCCAGTCGGGCCAGTTGCGCCAGTCGGGCCTGCGACTCCGGGGTTGCCCTGCGGGCCATGCACGCCTTGGAAACCCTGCGGGCCTTGGTCGCCCTCTTCGCCTTCAGCACCAATGGCATCGGGGTTGATCGCCCAGTTGCCGTTGCCGTCATAGACAAACAGCGTCGTACCCCAAGCGAGGTCGATAATAAAATGGTCGTCGATTTTATCAATTGTGTAGTCCGGGTTCTCCGGGTTACGCAAGACATAACAGTATCGATTGATGCAGTTGCCGGACACGTCCAGCACTTCTGTGAAGTTGTCTTTCACCGGGTTGGCAGGGAGAACAATACCGATCATATCGAACTCGGTGTTCACGCCATAGGGCGTGTTGCTCTTGGCATACAGGCTGGCTTCGGTGTAGACAAAATCAGAATTGATAAACCCCGGGCCACCGAGATTCTCGGTGTACGTGACCATGGAGTAAACATCAGATCGTAGGCACACCAGCTCCAGCTTGGAACCGGCAGGCATCTCAATATCTTCAGTAAACGGTACGCCTTTGTGGATAACCTGAACACCGGAGTTGATGCTCTTGAAGCGGACAATCACAAGCCCGCCTGATTTCCTTCCGTTGTGAAGAACCACGGTACTCGCAGGTCGCCCACCAGTCAGATCGCAATGTTGAACGACAAGGTCAGGCGCGGTGAAAGTCAGTCGGGCGTTGCCGTTGGTGACTGTAACGTCGCCGGGAACACCCAGCCAAATTCTGTCATTGATGGTCTGCGCGGCTGCGCCGATTACCCAACGTACGTTGGCCGCGTCCCATGATACTAAACACGGCACGCCGGTCTGGAAGAAATCCACTTCCGCCGGAACGTAATCATCTTCCATGTCCTGCCAACGAACAGCGGGAAAGTACCCGCTGCAGTCGTTAAGTGAAATCTCTACATGTTCTTGGTTTGGTTGGTCAGGAACCAACACGAAGCTATCTTGGTTTCTAAGGAGACCGTCGGTCACGCCGTCCGCTTGGATGCAATATCTTGTGGTGGCCATGCCTTTCCTCCGTAGGTTCCTACAATACTAGCGTAAAGTAGATGCTCCGTACACTCCCGGCTTCAGCGCACCTAATGTGAAGTGTAGGTATGCCAACTTGTTCTCTTCGTGCCATTTCGAAGGGAACCAAGTGTAGCTTCGGTGCCGAATAAACTTACAGGTTGGTTCGCCAGCGTGGCTGCCCAAGAACTTGTGCTGGTTTGCTTCAGTGTAATAATTAACTGACCAGTCATTCCAACCGGACTTGTGGCTCGGGTCGCCCCAAGCTCCCAAACCTTCCGTACTCGGCGTGTTGGCAATAAACATCCCGCCGGGGACGAGTACGCGGTGGATTTCTTCCATGATACCGACCACGCATTGTCCGGCAAAGTGGCGGCAATCGACGCCCTTGCACGGTTCCATGTGCTCTAGGAAATCCTGCGCGAACACAGCCGTCACAGAATTATCCTCCAGCGGGATTCCAAACCTTAAATCATGATCTATGTCTGCGCCCTTGTAAGCGATTGTCAACCTGTTGGGAGTGTCTTTGCATCCTCCCAACTCGACGACAGGTAGGCCGGTGCGCTTGGACTCGGCCTCAATAAGCTGTACCAGATTCCTGTCGCCAAGGGCGCTGGAGGTACGCTGGATTTCCTTGACATTATTTAGCCAAGTGTTGGAGCCGTC